CCCCACCGCGGTGGTCTGGAAGTCCCAGATGAGCGGGCCGTCAGCTTCCCGGCCGTCAGCGGGCTGCTCCCGGGGCAGCTCCCCGGTGCCTGCCCACAGCACGAGGTACGGGTCCACGTAGCCGTCGGTCTCGGGCACCGCCTTGGGCACGAAGCCATCGTGGACGTCGGCGATGCCCGGCACGGTGTGCAGTGCGGCCAGCACCGGGCCGGTGAGCGCGTTGATGTCAACCACCTGCAGCCTCCAGCCCGATCTGTTGCATGGCCTGCTCAAACGGGCCGGAGTGGCGGTCCAGGCTGGGGCCCATGTAGGCCTGTGGTGCCTGGGTGCTGGTGCCGTACTCTACGTAGCCGCCGTAGTCCACCGTGGGGCCGATCTCAACCGCCATGTTGGTGCCGGACAGTAGCCGCATGTCGCTGTGGCCGATGCTGCGCTTCAGGTTGCCAACGTCCACCGGGGCGATGGCCTTGGCGTTGGCCTCGATGTCGATGGCGGTCTTTTTTAGCACGATCTTGCTACGTGCCACCGCCCGGGGGCCTGCCGCCCGGAACTCGGCGGCCAGCAACTCCAGGGATGCGATGCGTGCCATGCGCCCTCCTAGACGGGGTTCTGCTGGGTGAGGTTGTCGGTGCAGAGCACGTCGCGCTCGAACTCGTTGGTGCCGAACATGATCTGCTGGATGCGGAACTGGCGGCCCAGCGCGTGGATGATGTCCCCGCGCTCCCCTGCTTGTAGCTCGGGTGTGCCATCAACCGGCAGGGACACCTGGTAGCGGCGCTCCTGGGTGGGCTGCTCCCCGGGGGTGCCAGTGCCTTCCCGGTTGAGCTCCTGCACGCGGCACACGGTGGTGTGCAGCAGCGCCTCACCCGTCCAGCCCGGGGGCTTGGGGTACGGCGCCGGGCCGCCCGTGATGCGCCCGATGGTGCAGGGGGTGGTCATCGTGCTGCGCACAGTGGGGCGGTGGTGTTCAGCCCAGCCTGGGGGGATCACCTGCCACCCGGGCAGCGGGCTCATACCCAGGGCCTTTCCGTAGCCTCGGCGTACAGGTCCTCCATGGGGATGATCTCGAAGTAGCCAGCGTCCGCCTGTGCGACCAGCACGTCGGCGCGGGCCCGTAGGGCCGCCGCCTGCTTGCGGAGCTCTGCAGCGACCGCTGGGCCGTCCGTCTGGAGGTCCTGGCTGCGGATCTTCTTGGACAGCAGCACCTCACTGGTGGCCATGGCGTCCAGCGCGTCGGCTGCGGCCCGGTGCACGTTGCCGTCCTGGAGCGTGAGGTAGCCCTGCAGCACATCGTCGGCGATGAGCGGGGTGGTGGCGTCTAGGTCTGCGGTGAGGAGGCGGACCTGGCCGAGGGGGGTGTTGTAGTCGACAGCCATGGTGGCCTCCTAAAAGTTGGGGGTGCCCTGGCAGGCACATGTATGTTGTTGAAGCTGAGGCTAGCTGCCTCAGGCCCTGCCAGGGCTGGTGTTACTAGGAGCCGGTGCTGGCGTAGGTCAGCACGGGATCGAGGGTGCCTGCACCGACGATGTGGCGACCACGGTAAGTGATCGTGTCATCGCCGAAGGAGCCCTCTTCGGGGGCAATGCTGCCGCCGCCCACACGGTTGCCCGTGTCGGCCTTGACCCGGATGTCCGGGTTCTCTTCGCCGATCATCTTGGCGACGACCAGGGCCGGGCGGGGGGTGGACGGGTCAGGCAGGATGTACCACGTGGTGTCCGCCTTGTTGGAGGTGTTCACGATGGTCAGGTAGTCCGAGACCACGACGCGGAACTTGCCACGCAGCGGGTTCGGGATGGTGCCTGCGCCACCGGCCGGGTCCGGAATGGTCGGCGCGTTGACGATCTGCTCGGCGTCAAACAGCAGGGCTGCAGGTACGACGATGAGCAGCTTGGCCGACGCGATCTTGACCGGGTAGCCGTTGACGTCCTTGCGCTTGCTGATCGCAAGGTAGGCGGCCTGGATGTTGGCCCGCGTGAACGGCAGGGCCGTCGGAGCGTTGCCGTTGGCCGCCTTGAAGAAGGCGGTGTTCGGGCCGGTGGCCGACACGAAAGTGGAGAACGCGGTGGCGTCTTCCGTTTCGATGGCACCCTGCGCCAGGTCGTTGGGCAGGGAGGCCAGGCCGTCCAGCTCGTCGTTCTTGATGAGCTCGAACGTGAGCTTGAATGTGTTACCGAACTTGCCCGCGGACAGCTCGTACTCGGCCGTTGCCTTGGTGCGTTCCTTGTATTCGGCGCCTTCAGCCACGCGGTCCAGCGGGCCCCGGCCACCGAACAGGTCACGGTAGGTTTTCGGCTTGAAGTTCTTGACCTTGGTCTCGGCCGCGATCTGCTTCCACTCGGGGGTGTAGTCCCCATACTTGGCCAGCATTTCGACGTCGAACGCCTTGCCCAGGTACACGTTGAAGTCGGAGCGGGTGAGCGCTTCCTTCAGCATGGCGTACTTGAACGGGTTGCGGCCGGTGATGCCGTCGTTGAAAAGCTTGGAAGCTTCCACGACGTTGGCCATGTACGCGCCGTTAGGCGTGTTGCGCTGCTCCCACGCCTCAGCGACGAGCAGTTCTTCAGTGTTGAGAATGGTCATTGTGAGACTCCTTCTTAGACCGCGGCCGGGCCGTGGGGGAGGGCGATTTCGAGCGGGCCCGCGGCTGCTGCCTTGGTGCCGAGGGAGTAGCCGAACACGGAGAATCCCGCGCCGGAGGTGACCCCCAGGGTGCCATCTGCATCGGTGATGTAGATGGGCAGGCCGAAGGATGCAACTGCACCCGTCACGGTCTGCGTGGTGGAGCCGTTCAGCCACACCGTGGCGTTGCCGTTGGCATCGCGGTCGGTCTGGGCCACGCCACGGAAGGCGCCGACCTTGACCGGCGAACCGGACACGACGTATGCCGGGACGGGCAGCTCAATGTGGAGTGCCTCGGGGAGGCGCATGTTCTTAGCCATGGTTAGGCTCCTTTCGGGGTGTAGCCAGCGTTCTTGAGAATCGCCTCAGTGGCGGACTCGTACGTGACCTCGGTCTTGGTGGCGGGTGCAGCGCTTTCGCCCACACCCCGGACGGTGCCTTCGCCGCTGGCCTTGCGCAGCTCTGCAGCTGCTTCAACGGCATCCGCCTTGAGGGCTTCAGCGTCAAACGCTTCGCCCACCAGTGCGGCCTTGACCAGGCTGCCGCGGGTGACCTTGGCGTCCAGGTCGCCAAAGGCTTCGGCCACAATGGCCTCCGCCTGGGCACGCACGCTGGACTCGGTCAGCGTTTCGACCTTGCCCTGCAGTTCCTTGTTTTCGGCTTCCAGCGCGGTGGCCCGGCTGGCGGACTCGCGGAGGTCCGCAAGTTCCTTGTCATCAATGGTTGCCATGTTGGCTTCCTCCTGATTTTCGGTTGCCCTAGCCGGGTCCGGCAGGGAATTCTTGGTGGCTGCTTCAGCCGTGACAGTGGACGTGGGGTCCTCCCACAGGTCCCGCTCGAACAGCTGCGGGGCACCGGCCTCAACCGTGGCGGTGAAGGACGTGAGCGCGTCGCCCAGCGCCCCGGAGAGCGTAATGCGCTCCTCGCGGGTAAGGCGGCCGTCGCCATACATCTCGTCGGAGATGCTGGTGAACATGCTGTGCATGCGGGCTTCCAGCCACTGGCCCACGTTGCGGGCTTCCTGCACCTTGTGCGCCTCCAGCACTTCACTGATGCGCCCGCCGCGGCCAGCCACGGTGACATAGTCAACGCGGTTGGTCACACTGGGCACCAAGGCCTCAATGATCTTGCCCGAGCGGCCTTCAGCCTCGCCGAAGCTGACCTCGGCGCCTGCAGCGATGCTGGTGCCGATGACGTCCTTCATCTCGGCCAGCATTTCGCGCTTGTGGCTGAACACGCGGTTCTCGGCGACCAGGCGCCCCGGCAACGGGCCCGGGTTGTCCGGGTCCACCCAGCTGGGCTCCCAGCGGGCGTCCTCGGTAAGGGCTGCGGCCAGCGTGCCTACACTGCCCACCCCGCCCGACTGGTCGTGGTCGATGTGCATCTGGGTGTTCTTGGGGAACACGCGGTCCTTAGCTGCCTGTTCTAGCACAGCAGGGCTATAAAAGCCGCTGCTGCCCCAGCCAGGTGTGATCAGCGTGATTTCAGTGCGGGAACCTGTGGGTGCACCGGCTGCCTGCGCTTCCTTTACGATGGTGGGCATGTCACTCCTTGGGGATTAGGTCTTTGACGGCGGTAACGCCGTAGCTGTCGCGCCAGCCTGCGGTGGTGCGCTTGCTGCTGAGGTCAGCCCAGGCAATGTCGCCGTCCTGCAGCAGCTTCAACCGGGTGGGCCCCAGTATTTCCCGCTGGGTATCGGGGGTCAGGCTGTCAAACCACTCACGGGAATCCCGGGTGGCACTGCGTGGCTCCGGGATGTCGAAGCCCAGCTCTTTCCAGGTCTTGGTGACACTGACGCGGGCACATCGGCCTTGCTGGTGGTCCTCGGGGCCTTGCTCCTCCAGCGGGAAGCGCTGGCCGTGCTTGGCCAGGCAGCTGGGGCAGGTGCGGCGGTCCAGGCTGGCAGACCACTCCCACTCGGCCAGCACCTCACGGTTGGCCTTCTCGCTGACCTGCGTGGCAGCCCGGTGGGCGTCCATCGTTTCCGTGCGGGCAATGTTCAGGGCCCTTGTCAGGCCGCCGTTGAACCTGCCCTCGGCCTCCTTGAGCATGCGGGCTGCCGTCTTGCGGGGGTGTGCCCCCACCGCGATGCCCCGCACCAGCGCCCGCTTCATGATGCGCTCCACGTCAGCGGGCAGCGGTATGGTGGCCGCGTGTATCTGCTGGGTGGTGCGCTCCACAATGGCAACCAGCGCCTCGTGGGGCACGCGGTTGAAGTTGACCGCCACCCCAGCGTGCCCGGCAGGCACTGCAGGCAGCTGGCTGGCGATGACGGCAGCGTGGCTGTCGACGGCGTCCAGGACGGTCTGGCTCAGGTCGGCGGTAGCAATACCCTCAACCTGCTGCGCCAGGACGTCCAGGTGAGCCCTGGCCGTGGTGAGGGCCGCCTGCAGCCGGATGTTGCGGGCCACCACCGACGCAGGTACTGCACCCGGGGTGGTAATCAGCTGCGCGAAGGCTATCTCGAACTCCGGCAGCAGCACGTCCCACGCGTCCGCCCAGG